AAGAATCTATTGCGGCTCAGATTGCAGAGTCTAAGGCTCCTTCTGTTGTTGCGGAGGTTCCTTGGTAATGGATTATTTAATTGATTTGTATGTACTTGCAACCTCACTAGTAACGATTGCTAGTGTTATTTGTAATTACACTAAAACACCAAAAGACGATGCGCTTGTTGCTAAAGCGTATAAAATCCTAGAGCAATTTGCCTTTCTTGGCAGCAAAGCAAAGCAGTAAACCACTAGATCGAGGTCTTTAATAGATCGAGGTATTCACTAGATCGAGGTATTAACATGAGCATCACTTTTGAAATTGTCAGCAAAACTGTTGGCAATAAAGGAGAAATTACGTCTGTTTCATTTAAGGCTTTAAAAGCAAGTAAAATCGGAAGTTACAAAACCTATGGAGACTGCTCCCTTGCGGTTGACTACGATAGTAAATCTTTTGTCCCATTACAAGAAGTAACCGATAGCCTGGTTGCGGATTGGGTTGTAAAAGAACTAGGAGAAAACCGCCTTAAAGCTATCGAAACTGTTTTATCTGCTCGGATAAAAAGCGAAGCAACTCAACTAATAAAAAAGGAAAAAAAGAATGATTAACATTGACGATGTTGAATACACTGAAGATGATCTTTCGGAAATTGCACAAATGCACGTTAAGCGTGTTAATGCTTTGCGTAATGAAGCTGGCGAATTGCAAATGTTGCTTGAAGAAAAGAACGTTTTAATTTCTGCTTATGCCAACGCCATTCGTGAAAGTGTAAAAGAAGTCGAAGAAGTTGAACCTGAAGCAGTCTAGCTTTAGTGCGTTTATAAAATCCGTTTTAATTTTGTGTTTTTCTTGTGCTGTTATGGCGCAAGAAGAACCTATGGGTGATACGGATTCAAACAATACGCAAGACGGTTCGCTAAACACTAACACTGTTGGATCAACTGTTAGTTCGCATAACAACAGCAAAGATGAGTCAGTAAGCAATACTTATAACGGAGCAGGGTCATCTTCTGATATGCCAGTAGGGAGTGCAATTGCTCCCTCTTATATGTCTAACGGCATGGATACTTGTCTACAAGGTAGTGGGCGAAGCATCCAGACAGGACTGATTGGTTATACAGATGGGTCGTATGAGAAGGATGTTGACTGTAATCGTCGGAGAGACGCAAAGCTGTTAAATGATTTAGGGATGAAAGTGGCTGCTATTAGCCGTCTTTGCCAAGGTAGTGTTGAAACCTTTAGGTCAATGATGCTTTCAGCAACCCCTTGTCCTTTAATAGCCAGCGGAAAACTAGTTGTAGGCAAACGTGCCTTTTTGTTAATGAAAACACAACCTAATCTTTATATTCCTGATTATGGTGAAGTAGCGGTAAGACGCACAGCAACATGGTCTAAAAAACCACCAACGCCAAAGTACAACGATACACAAAAATGGTACAACTCAATTTTAGGAATAGGAACAGATGATGATGAAAATGAAGAAAGCGGTTCTGATGAGCTTGTGTCTGTTATGTTCAGGCGTTCAATCAAGTGAACTTGATACGCTGATAGAAACCTCTAGCGCAATCGTTGATCAGATTAACAAAGGCATAATGTTCGTCGGTGGCGCACACCACGCATCTCAAACAGGCATGGGTATTTCAAGCGGTCAACTGTCAGGAAACTATTACATTTCTGACGAACAAGTCACTGCGTACAACTCCGCCTTGTCTGGGATGGTTAATTATCTGCCTTATGGGTCAGCCGAAGAATATCTGAACGAGCAAGCACAGAGTGAATTAGACGCAATGGAAGATGCCATTGAAGATTTTACTACCGTAGTTGTTGATATGTTGGAAGTACAGGAAGTAGCAGAACGCGCTGAAACGGCTGAAACGCCTGATGACCAAGCGGAAGTCCAAGAGTATATAGCGCAGAATGATATGTCTGTTAGCCAAGATGATGCCGATACCTACAACCAAAGCCTTGACGATATTGAGAACCACGCCAATGCCGCTGGTGCTTTCTTGGCTGTAGCAGGGAATCCAGAAGCTGTAGCATTTTTAGATCAGGGTGCAATGGACAACAACACTCGCGTTGAAGATAACGTGCTTAGTTACAGCGCCTCTAACCAAGCTGTTGAATTAGCTTGGGCCTCAAGCGAGACAGTCAGCAGTATTTACCTCAATGGGCAGGGTGATTACGGCTTGGATATTTACGCTTCTGAAACTGACATTCTTAATACGGGTTACGAAAGTTTGTTTTACAACACTGGCCCAACGGCTTTAGGATTTAATTGCTTTATGTATCAAATTGATTGCGACGAGGGTGATGAAACGTGAGCCTAGAAGAGACTGAGTTAAAGATTGGAGGCACATCATTTAAGGGAGTGTACATTGCAATATTGTTTAGTCTTGCAACAACACTAGGAGGCGGTGTATGGACAGCAAGCAGTCTTTATTCCAGATTGGAGTCCGTAGAATCAAGATCAATTCCAGACATTACGCCTTTAGAGGAACGTGTTTTAACCGACAAGCAAGCACTTCTAAGCGAAATTGATTTAATTAAACAAGAACTATCAGATAACGATGTATCGCAGTTACAAGGCAAACTAGCAACGCTAGGAGTGAACCTACAAACGATTATCGACCAGCAAGAAAAACTATTACTTATTGATGACAATGTTGATGATCTTGAGAAAGAAATTGAGTCTATGAAAGCGACTGTAACAAAAGCAGAGTTAGTGACAGAAAAAGTCAGTGGATTTGAGTCAAAGATGATAACAATGAAGAGAGAAGTAGAAGATTTGTGGTCGGCAATGGATTACCTTTCAAACCCGTTAAAGTGAGGATTTAAAATGTTAGAAGCATTAATTGGCCCAGTAACAGGATTGCTAGATAAATTCATTGTGGATAAAGATAAAAAGGCTGCACTCGCGCACGAAATTAGCACAATGGCCGAGCGTCACGCGCAAGAACTTGCTAAAGGCCAGCTTGAAGTCAATAAAACAGAAGCTGCACACAAAAGTCTTTTTGTCGCAGGTTGGAGGCCAGCAATCGGCTGGATTTGCGGATTGGCGCTTATGTACTCGACTATTTTGTCTCCTATTTTAAGTATTTGGTTTACTGTTCCACCTGTAGACAGTTCGTTACTTACAAGCGTGTTGATGGGTATGTTAGGTCTTGGAGCAATGCGTACAGTAGAAAAGACAAAATCAGTAGCGAGAGACAAATAATGCATAACTGGAGCGATATTGAAAAGGTTGCAGCAATGGCATTTATGTCTGCTATGGCTGTGGCAATTTGCGCGTTAATATTTTAATAGATCGAGGTACTAACATGGGTTACAAGAAAACAAAAAAGCCAAAGGTAAAAAAGTAAATCTTGCCACTAGATCGAGGTGGTTTTAAAACAAAACCGATCATATACCGATCATATAGGCTATTTTTAGAGTATTATCATCGTAAACTGTTGATTTTAAACAAGTTAAATGGGGTGGACGACGGGGATTGAACCCGTGGCATTGACGGTGAGTGTCGGCCAGTGTCGGCTACAGACCGCATGAATACTGACTTTTTATTTTTCTTGACCTACACTCAGCGACATTAACCGATAAACCACCGATCATTTTACCGATCACCGATGAAGTTTATGCTCCGTTTCTGGCAGCGGTTCAAACTGTTCAAAATCCTTGTCAAACGCATACTCGTCAATCCATTCTGCGTATGTGTTTAAAAACACGGCAGTAGAGTGACCTAATTGCTTTGCAGCTAAAGGTGGCAAAACGCCTTTTGATAGTAACTCAGCGGCCCTTGTGTGTCTGCAAACGTAGGGTGTTCTATAATGCATTTGTTTGCGTTTATGCGCTTTTTGCCAAGCCCGATTAAATCGTCTGGTATCTTTGTAAAAATTACCATTTTCATTAACAAAAAAATAGGGGCTGTCAATTCTAGTAGGCATTTCTTTCATAGCCTTACGAACCCACAGCGGAACGTAAACTTTTCTGCGGTGGCCTGTTTTAGTTGATTCGATTAGCTTTCCTCTTACTATTTGCTGGTGAACGTGCCAATGTTCTCCATCAAAATCATTTCTAAGCAGTCCCTTTAATTCTCCAGGCCGAAACCCACAACCAAAAAGTAGCGCAAAGTAAACATAAACATCACCTGTTAGGCACGATAATATCTTGTCACGCTCTAATGGCGTATACCGTTCTATTGGTTTAGTTTGTGCCTTTTTAGTTTTAATGATTGCTGCTGGATTTGGAAACACCTCAGCATAGTCAAGAACGCCACGTAATGGCCCAAGCGCATTGTCACGGGTCTTGCTTGACGCGTCTATACGACTAAGAGCAAGTTTAATTTCACGGGTCGTAATTGAAGCGCACGGCCTTTTACTGAACAGAGGTATCCAATATTTATTTAAAATGTTGAGGTAGCCTAGCTTTGTGGAGTGCTTGCCTTGATGGGTCTCTAGATATTCTTGCGCCATGCTGTGAAAAGATTGAAGGTGGGTAGGGTATTCTTCTTCCTCAAAAGCAAGTCCAAGCCGAAACTTAACCTTTAATTCGTCTCGGTATTTTTTTACGCGCTTAACGTCAGCCGCATTGTTGGGGTTGGCCTCAACGATCTCTTGGTGGACGGGTTTACCTTGCTTCCAGATTTTAATTTCAAGCCCGTTTCCGCGTGGTCTGATACCTGTTGGGAATTTTTTATCCATCGGTCAAACTCCTCTGTGTCAATCATCGTCGTGCGGCCAATTACATAATAATGTATGCCTTTTGTCCAATGTCTCTGCATCCATCCAGATAAGGTAGATGCTTTTACACCGTGTTGTACACAAAATTTAGATTTATCAATAATCATGCAGCATCCTTTTCCGCTTGTTCTTGGTATTCATCTACCCATTCTTCATTAGTCTGATCTTGCACTCTTTGAGTTTCAGTCTTTAGTTTCTTAGTGCGGAAAAACCCTTCATGCTTTGGGTGGTCGTGATGAAACAGTCTTGCGTAATAAGCGATAAAATCATTACTGATCTTATATTCATCGCCTGTCGTTTTCATTGCTGTTTCCCAGCGGATTCGATTGACCACAAGCCATGCGCTTGAATTTTGATGTCCTTTAGAAATTAAAGCTAAAGCAAATCGTTCAAACATTTCATAAAAATGGGGATTGTCTTTGTGCCATCCCCACCATTTTTGCTTAACGTTCATCATCACCACCTCTCAAAATGTAGTAAAAATCAATGAGTGTTGCTACTAAAAATGCAATTAAAAAAAGCGCCATAAAATATTCCATTACTTTCTCCTTTAAGCGGCTCGTTGGGTACGGTGAGCCAAGCCGTAGGGGTTTCCTTAAAACGGTATGTCCGAATCAAAACTTTCTTGTTTGCTAGATTGAGGTGGTTGCTGACCAGATTGAGGTGCTGGCGCATCATTGGTCAAAACGTAACCAATCTTTGCATCAAGAATGGCAATACTGTGAACTGGGCCATTAGTGCTTTCCCAAGTCTTAATCTGACCGCCTGATCCACTAACCTCAACTACTGAACCCTCAACTAACGCAGACTGATAAAAGTCCGATTGCGCGCCAGCTTTAGCAAAAACTACAGCTTCATAGTTTGTCCACTCTTGTGCTTTAGTTTCACGGTTGTAAAATTTTACGCCTACTCGAACGCCAAACCCTTTGCCATCACCAGCTTGGAATTGATTAGCGGCTTTATTTAATTTGCCTGTTACTGTTATGCTCATTTACGTTTCTCCATTTACCAGATAATGTATGTGTTGTATTTTTTTGAGTATTTTTGCATGTCACTAACCATGCTTGTTTCGCGATACTGATTCATTTCCTCACGCTTTAGCCAACGGTCAAAACCCTTGAGAAGCATTGTGAAATGATATGATCTATGGGGTACTCGTCCCTGTGCTTGCATACGCGCAACAATCTGCGGCATTACCATCGTCGGGCTTTTTGAGTAATCGCCACCGTTGTTCATTTTGTCGGAAAATTCAACGACACAATGTTCACCGTATCTCACCGCGATCAAATAGAAAGCGCAGAAAAGGTCAGATTTTTTAATTCGGGTGTTGAGCGATGTTTTGCATACAATTTTTGCTAACCACTTAAGATCAACTTTATCTTGCATTGATTTAACGGTAGGGATGATGACTGCGTTAGGCGGTTTTTTATGAAATGCCAACATCTGATTATGATCAAACCTATGCAAAAGATTAATTGCTGAAGCAACAAGTGAAGCGTTAGGCCAACCATTCATGGTCAAAATGTCTGTTGTTGAGCGCAATTTGCCGTTGTCAATTGTAGACATTGCAGATTTAGGAGCGCCAGTACACAAGCCTAGCTTAGTGGGCTTGTTGGCTTTAACGATTGCGCTCAGTCGATGCTGTCCATCCATAAGAGTGCCATCATCCGCAATCACAATTGTTTGTCCGTTGTTTTGCCACTTGCCTGACAAAATCTGATCGGCTAAAAATTGGACATGGCGGTTGTCAAGTTTTCGGTTTTCAGTGTTGTTTTGAAGCATTATCGATGCCATTGGAGGCGTGATAGTTGTCATTTCAATGTTCATGGTGTTCCCCTTTAGTTAATTAAATTGCTTCTGAGACAAAAATCCCTGCCTCTCTAAATTGAGTTGTTTTCATTATTTCGCGCTCTTTAGTGGTAAACACGCCACCTTTACTTGGCGCTACCCACAAAACTTGTTTTTCGGTGTCACTAAGTTCTTTCCAGCTTTCGTTAGCCGTGGAAAAATCACCGATAGCAATACCATCTTTAATAGCTTTAACGCTTGGCATTAAGTCTGAAATTTGATCTCGGTAATCCTCAACCCTTGCAGATTCTGACCTAAGCATTGCTGACTCAGCATCATCATCCGCAGTTGGAATCCCAGCAATAGATTGAAGTGCGTAACGTCTTGCGTAGGTAATAGCCGACCCAGCAGATTGAGGATCGTTTTTCACTAGCGGCAACGTGTAAGACGTTTCAAGCCATTCGCCAGATTCATGCATTAACCTAGTGACTACGCCAACTCTGTTTTCGTGATTAGTTGGGAATTGCGTGTAAGCAATGCCAGCCTTACTGAATGGCTCTTTAATTGCCATAATGACTGAGGTTAAATCTGCGTAACTAGATTTGAAGAATGGGTTTTTGCTATCTTTAACAGCACCACCCATTGACGCTTGCGCTTTAACCAGCGCAGCAGATAAGTTTTTAATAGATTCAGATGAGTTCATCGTGGAATCCTCTGTTCGTGCTTTTCAGCATTATTAGATTCCCAAACTAACTTTGAATACTCATTGTTATATGCATCATCTTCATTAATTCCAACATGATGATGAATGAAATCATACTCAGCGCGTTCTTTACTGCTAAAGCTAAAAAACTTATTAAAATCACTTTGAATGTTCATTTTATTTCCCCTTACTGTTGATAAATGTCATCAGTTGATACCTCAAAATATTTAGCAAGTCTTAAAGCGGTATCGCGTGACGGTGTTTTAGTCACCCCAGAACACAGCTTTGAAATTGTTTGCTGACTAACGCCAGTAGCTTGAGCAACCTGAACTTGGCTCAGGCTATTTGAGGCCATCATCTGCGTTAAAAAAGTGTTGCCTTGTTCCATAATATTTCCTTAAAAGTATTTCAGTAACGCGTGCAAGCGTAACATCAAAAACTTAATAGTGCAACGCTTAAAAGCGTATTAATTTAAAAAACTTGCGTGCAAGCGTACTAAGATGTAATCTAGAGGCGTTATTTGTTAGAGTATAAAAATCAATGGAAATGGGTGATAGGGTTAAGCAGGCGCGGTTAAATGCTGGGATGACGCAAGCAATGCTTGCTAAAATCTCAGGCGTTGATCAGACCAGGATAAGCGCGATTGAGCTTAACAAAAATAAAAAAACAAGCTGCTTGATTGCGTTGGGTCAAGCAATGGGTGTTGACCCCACCTATTTGGAAACTGGCGTATCCGAAGATGAAATCAAAGTTGATCACACAGCTTTAGAAAAAGAAATTTTAAATCTTATCATGCAGTTATCTGATGATGATCGCGCTCGCGAAATTGCTTACATTCAAAAATTAATCGACAAATCTTAACCGCTCGCGACACGCATTGCTGTAATAAGTGCAAGATTGTAATCGCGCGCATAACGAATGGCTGTTTCGTGTTCGTGTTGATTTTTTAAACGAGAGAGAAGGTGTTGCTGTTGAAGGACACTAAGAAGGTTTAGCTTTTCTAAAATATCATTTTTCACAACAGCGCCCTCCCAAGTGATCCGAAGCCCACCACTGCATTTCTGCGGTCATTTGATGACAGCTCAAGTATACGAGCGCATAGTAATTTAAATGTGTATTGACCATCATTTTTTCTTATTCCCTTTATTAGCATTTCTAATGCCTTTCACTCTGGCATACATTTGTGCATTGATCAAATAAAAATACGCTTTTAATTAAAAAAATACGCGTATTAACGTAGCTTTCGGTTTAACGCCTATTGCTATAACGCGTAAAAGCGTATATAGTTTTCTCAATAAATGCATAAAAAAGGAACAGTTAAGTGCAGGAGCGCGACTTTAAAGGAATATGGATACCTCGTGAGATATGGCTTGCAAGCGACCTGACCCTCCTAGAAAAGATTTTTCTAGTTGAAATAGACTCTTTAGATAACGATCAAAATTGCTATGCATCAAATGCATACTTTGCGGATTTTTTTGGCATTTCAAAAGGTCGATGCACTCAAATTATTAAATCACTTGAGGCTAAAGGGTTTATACAGATTCAATTAATCCGCGATAAAAACGTAATTAAAAAGAGGGTGATTAGGGTAGTTAGAAAATTAAATACCCCCATAGCAAAAACTAAACAGGGGTATTTAGAAAATGATGAAGATAATAATACATCTCTTAATAATACAGATATAGGGGGCAAGCCCCCCAAACGATTCACAAAACCTTCTCTTGCTCAAGTCACTGAGTACAAAAATCAAAATCAATATATCTCCAATCCACAGGCTTTTCTTGATTACCACGAAAGCAGGGGATGGGTAGTTGGTCGATCACCGATGAAAGATTGGAAAGGCGCATTCAGGCGGTGGGAAAGCAATGAAAAAAAATGGAGCAAAGAAAATGCAAATAAACAATCTTCTTCAGAGCGCAGAAGTGACTACGCCAGCAATCTCTACGACTACTCAAAGGCTACAAACTTTCAGTGATGATGATAAAGATGCGATTGCCTATTTTTTTATGCGATTACAAAACACGTATGGAACGGCAAAGATGCAAAGTCAGTGGCCTGATTCGGAGTCGCTAAGTTTAGCCAGAAGAGAATTTGGTAAACAGATTGCAAAGTTTAGTCGAGAAGAGATGGCAGAGGCATTTGACCTTGTTCACAAAGAAAAGCGCGCAGGTAATGATCGTTTTAGCTGGCCTGATATTGACGCAATTATCGGATTATTAACGAATGAGGGCGTGTTTACTGGGTCGGCAGGGACGTTAGCACACAAGCCCTATGTGGCTGAATTGCCTAGCTGCACAGCGGCAGAGAGAAAAGAATTTGCGAAAAAAGGCATTGCAGAATTGAGGGCTTTATTCGGTGGCTGATCCCACTGCTCCTAATCAATATAAATTTGTTGGTGATGATTCTCGTTTTACTGAGGGACATTTCTATACAAAAAATGAAATTATAAAACGTTCAAACGTTAATCAACACACGATTAGAGGCAGATTAGCAAATCAGCGCGAGTTTACTGAGGAGTTGTTTGTAAGAAAACAAAAAATTCCGAATGGTGGGCGCGCTAAAAGTGCGTGTGAAACACATTGTGAAAAAGTTTCTGCTAAATGGTTGAAGGTAGCGTTGCGATGAGTGGTGAGGCTTGGGTAGTCAATTCGGACAAGTCGTTACATAACTTTAAGGGTCATGTTGACAAGTTGTATGAGGATAAAAAATACCTAACGTTTAAATGGAAAACAGGTAGACAACGGACTGACGAACAAAACAACGCAATACATTTGTACTGTCGTTTAATTGCCACTGCGTGTAATGACGCTGGGTTTGAAATGAACGTGGTATCTCCAGCTACAAAAGAAAGAATTGAGGTTCCTTGGACGATGGAGAGCGTCAAGGAAAGAGTTTGGAGGCCAGTACAGATTGCTAAATTCCCTGATCGAAAAAGCACAACAAAACTTGAGCGAAATGAAGTGTCAGAAATAGCTGAAGTAATCACGCGATTTATCGGTACATCCTACGGTATTTACGTTCCTTTCCCATCACGGGAGACTAAAAATGCCTAAGAAAACTCTACGATCTCAGTGCCTTACACGTATTCAAAAGCTATCAAGAATTGCAGCAGCAAATGATAACGGTTATGCAGAATGCGTGTCCTGCGACCCACAAGAAATGTCTCGCTGGCATCACTGGAAAGATATGGATGGCGGTCATTTTATTCCAAAAGGGTCGTCATCTTACTGGGCCTTAGAGAAATGTAATGTGCATCCGCAGTGCAAGGGCTGTAACGGTTTTGGGATGAAACACGGTTCAAGTGAGGCTTGGTACACCTTATGGATGAAAAATTATTACGGTGAAGATTTTGTTGAACAAATGTTAAGAGACAAAAGAAAAATTAAAAAACTATATGCAGCCGATTACCGCGAAATGCTCAAAGAATTTGACGAAGAAATTAAATTTCACTCAGAGAGAATAGGAGACATTTAGTTATGGAACATCTCAAAGAGTTTTGTACGCCACGACAGTTAGAAATTGTTGAAGCAGTAATTAAATATCCGAATAAACAATTAGCGGCAAACGCGCTAGGAGTATCAAGAAGCACGGTGCGAAACGCAATTAGGGGCGCAGAAAAAAAGGCAGCGGCTAACGGAGTTGCCCCTAACAGAGATGTTAATCATCGCACGATGGAGGGTTTCAACGCTAAGTTTGTCACCAGCCGTTATGACGGTGAGGGCAATTTGCAAGGCCAGTATGTTCGGCAAGAGAGAGAAAAGTTTGATCTTGAGGCAATGCTGGAGGATTTTCGTGACGGCTTTAAAGACGAATTAAAAGGATTACACAAGCCTATTACAGCGCCTGTAAATACCGTAGATAAATTAATGAATTGTTACATGATTGGCGATCATCATTTAGGAATGTACGCATGGAGTAAAGAAACTAACGATGATAATTACGACACCGATATAAGCGTTAAATTGCTTGAAGATGCTGTGGATTCTCTTGTGGCGCGCAGCCCTAATTCTAAACACGGTTTATTAGTAAATTTAGGTGATTTCTTTCATTCAAACAACATAAAAGGTGAAACCGCTGGGGGAACTCAACTTGATACGGACGGGCGGTATGGTCGAACCGTAAGAATGGGTGTAAATCTTTTAAAACGCATTGTCATTCGGCTTTTGGAAAAGCATGAAATTGTGACGGTACTTAATGTTCGGGGCAACCATGATAGCGATCCAGCCCTTTGGTTAAACGAAGCAATGAAGATGTACTTTGAAAATGAGCCACGAGTCATTATTCCTGATAATTACAGTAAATTTACGCATTTAGTTTATGGCAACAGCTTAATTGTCACCCATCACGGTGACAAGATAACGCCACAAAGGATTTATGAGTCAGTGACTAGAAGATTATCTGTTGAATGGGGTCAGGCAAAATATAGATTTGGGTGGCTAGGTCATCTTCACCACAAAGAAAGCAAGGAGATCGGAGGAATGCTTTTTGAGCAATTTAACATCCTCGCCAGTGGCGATAGCTACCATGCTTCAGCCGGATACGGTTCATCACGCTCGATGACTTGCATTGTGTTAAGTGAGCAATATGGAGAGGACAGCAGAGTGACCGTCAACCCTGATCGTATTGATGGAGAAAAAAATGACTAACCAAACAGAAAAAAAACCTAAAGAATTATTTGAAATAGGGCTGAACACAGCAACAGCCTCTGTCCAACTTAAAAAAGATTTTACGGTTAAAGATATAAGGGCAATACAAAAATTTATAGGGGCAATGTTAGATAGAAAAGCGAGGATTGATCATGGTTGATTTTGAAGCTGATTTTAACGCCTGTTTAGACAATGATTGGTATGACTTAATTTCTAAATACTGGAATATTATGAAAACCGCTAAAGGTGATGTGCGATCAAACGCATTGCGAGGGCTTTCTGATGAAATTATGGTAAGAATGAAACAATTACCTCCGTCTGAAGATGATGTTGCAGCCCATAACCCTACAATGGCTGTTGTTGATGAGTGAGTTGATGGCAATGCTTGCTCCAGGCGCTCCACCAATGGATTCAGTTAGATCGACGGGGCTAGGTAGGCTGACATCGCAAGATATAGCGGCTTGCTTAACAGGTCTTGATAGGTTGACGTATCTGTATAGTTTGAGCAAGTTTGCCTTAGACAACAACAGTAGGGCAGAGTTGAACGCACTTGCCGTAAAAGAGGCCATTCAGTGCGGTTTTAAGCTCAATAAAGAGGAAACTAATAGAACGGTTGCGGTTCTTGCGCTTGCGGCCTTAGAAGTGGCTATAAACCCCTATAAGTGCAACCGATGTAAAGGGGTTGGCGAAATAAAACTAATGTCAAAAGTTGAAATTTGTGGCGCTTGTAACGGACTTGGCAATCGAACAGTAAGCGAAAGAAATTTGGCTAAAATATTAGGTGTAACGTTATTTCAATCAAGAAAAGTATGGAAAAAACGGTTTGCATTATTGCAAAGTAAACATTCTGAAAGAGATGAAACAATCAACCACATAATATTTAATAGATTGAGGTAATAACTGTATAAATAACCACTGTATGTATTGACAGTCAATCAAAAATATGATTTAATTTGTAGCATAGCCGTTTTCTAAATTTTTCGGCTGACCTCCTCTTTAAGACCGCCTTCATTGGCGGTTTTTTTGTTTTTAGGCGGCTCTTTTTACAAGAGTGACCTGTGCAGACCGATTGAAGCGACAAAATCCCCTTATATGTCGTGGGTCTGCCAAACTACAACACAGGCATAAGGTAATGAAAACTTCCGCAGCAGGTTTAGACCTGATTAAGCATTTTGAGGGCTGTGAACTTAAAGCCTACGAATGCGCTGGGGGTGTTTTAACCTGGGGTTGGGGTCACACAAGAAATGTGATCGAAAACGGTGAGATTTCTCAAGAAAAAGCAGATGAATTGCTTGTACAAGATATTGAAGAAATAGAATCTCAGGTTGAAAGCCTTGTGACTGTCGAACTAAATCAGCATCAATGGGATGCGATTTTGTCATGGACGTTTAATTTAGGGTGTGGAAATTTAAGATCAAGTACGTTATTAAAAGTGTTAAACGAAGGTAAGTACGACAAAGTATCTGAGCAAATCGTAAGATGGGACAAGGCAAGCGGTAAAGTCCTAGCAGGGCTGACTCGTAGACGGAGGTGTGAGGCGATTCTGTTTGATACAGACTCCTTAGATTTTGGTGAGCCTTATGTTGGATAATCAGGACAAAGATTTGATTGATATAGCCGCTGCAAGCACTGGTGTAATGTCGTTAGCTGCTTGGTTGCCGCCAACAGCAAGTCTTTTTACAATTATTTGGTTAGGCATTCGTATATTTGAAAGCAAAACCGTTCAAGATGTAATTAAGCGCAAGTAATTTCATAGATCGAGGTTGCCACTAGATCGAGGTGCTTTAATAGATCGAGGTAGTTTACAGGCACGAAAGATTGCCACTAGATCGAGGTGGGTACGAAAAAAGGCAAAATTTGCCACTAGATCGAGGTAGACACAAAAAAAGGCCAAAAAAGCCTAATTTATAGGCCATTTGTCCGCGCGCCTCAATAGGCATTCAATCGCTAGTAATAGCGTAATTTTTGCGTCCCGTTTGCCTGATTCTGCAAAATGTATCGTTTGTTTTGTGCAACCCAATTGGTTTGCTAGTTCTTCTTGGGTCAGGCGCAATTTAAAACGCGCAAGCCTTATAAATTCATTTTCCATTTAATCGCCTTTTGTTTTTTTTGGCATGGGTTGCCCGTCTGCTAGTTTTTGAAGTTCTGCCAGAAAATGTGAATCTGTGCAGCCATCAGCCTTTAGAGAGGCTATAAGATCGCGCGCAGCGTCCCTGATCTCAGCATTAGGGGTTACGGTTTCAATCATTACTGGCCTCTTTACTTGCTTGCTTTTTTGCGCGTTCAACCTCTATTTCTGACATATTCGCGGCTATTTGTTCCGCCATTTCGACGCATTGCGTAGCTTTTGCATCATCTGGCGCAGTAATTGCCAGTTTAAGGGCTAAAACCAGCGCGTCATACTCGTTTGATGGTTTCATGTTTAATTACCCTCTAAATATAGCGAAATTGAATCACATTCACCCCATAGAATGTGGGCATCTTCTCTGATTTCGTTAGCGTGGTCAATTTCTGGATAGCCATGAGCATTCATAACGGGCTTACCGTTTTTGTGTTTTTTGTATACTCGCGTTTTTTTTACATAATTAACCGTGGTTTCTGTGCAGGTGTTATATAAATCAACATTGAAGCCAAATTTTTTTGACAAATATTCTTCGATTGCGTCCATAACCTGATATTGGTTTAATTCAATTTGCATTTTATTCCCCTTTAAAAATTAAGTGTTTGCACCCAAAAAGCCCCAATAAAGGGGCTGCTATGATTTAAATTTGGCTCTTATTGGTTTTCGTGCTGCATTAGGGCGTAGTGCGCGTGTTTTATATGCATTTTTATAACGGCATCAACTGGCGCGCAGTCGGATTCTCTACACACTTGTAAATGCCAGGCTATATTATTTAATTGCGTTTCAACCGTTGCCAAATAATCTGGCTTTTCTTTAACGTTAATATTCATAATTGACCCCTTTAAAAAAGATTTACAGTGATTAGGTAAGCCGTTGTCGCAGCTAACCAGGTAAAGATAAAAGACCAGCTTAAACTTAAAGCAAAAGAGTGCAGCGATTTAATCCAAGATTTAATCATTACTAAGCCCCCCCAAATTGAGAAAAAAGAAACCAAAAGAAAAGCCCGACAAATGGCAGCGCAATACACAAAGCCTTTAAAAACTCTGCCCCGTGGTCTATTTCTGGTGGTGTTGCTGAAGGTTGCTGCATTCTAAAAACTTTGCCCGATTTGTCGCGGTATGCTATCGCGTCATTATTTAAATAGAGGTATTCGCCATCAGATCGAAACGGGCCAATGGCGCAAGGATCACCGTTTAAAAAGTTATCAATTACAGGCATTGGTAGGTGCTGAACAGTCATGCTATCACCTCATTATGGTTTATAAACTCAATGCTTATGCATCGCTGATAATCATCTTTAGGGTATTGCCCCATATTAAACGCTTCACCAACAAAATAAGCGTTACAGCTTTGCTCTGTTGATTGGGCGCTGACTGATGTTGTGTAATTGTATTTAGGGTTTTTAAATATTATTTTTACCGCGTTCATAACTGCACCTCGTATGCTACTTGATAACAAAATTTGTCGGTGGTTTTAATCTTTAAGAATCGTTCTGTAGTGCCCATTCTGTCCCCTCTATGGTCTATTACAGGCGCGTATAATCTTAAAATGCCTTGATCTTTATCGTGCCAATCAGTCTTAAAACTAGACATGGTTTGACCAAAAAAGCGCAATGTGTCGCGGCTAAAAAAATACTCGCCTAATACGCCCGATTGCTTGATGTTAGTGATTGTTGGTTTTTGCATTATTGTTCCCCTTTAAAGTATTTGTTTACTAGATGAATAAGCGACGATAAAGCCGCCATAATTAAAAAACTGAAAGATAAGGCAATAGCTAAAGCGTCCATTATTTAGACCCCCATAATTTTTCGTATCGGTTTAAGGTGCGTTGAATGTCAGCTTCACGGTTTAAACGCGTTTCTACTTCATGTTGCATTTCGGCAACTTCAGTAGGTGAAACGGGGGGAAGATTATTAGAATCCACGCTCCAATCATCGCAAGGCTCATTTGCTGGGTTATTCTCAAATAAATAAGCGTTAAAGCTAGAAAGATGATCTAAATCATCTGGGCATTGAATAGGGTGGTCTGGTAACTGTTTCATAATCTTTTTATCCTTTTCTTTGTATACGTTTAGTGTACCGAAAATACATTAAAGATACAATATAAATCGCAATAAAATGCACTTATTTTTAGCTATTTCGGGCAATTGAGGCCCGTTTAAGGTCTAGTTATGTCAAAACCAATAGGACGACCCACCAAATACACAAAAGACGTAAACGAACTTGTCCTTGATTTAATGGATAAGGGAAAAAGCATTGTTCAGGTTGCTAGGCATTTAAACGTTGCAAGGTCTACGATTTACAAATGGGCTGAAGATAATGATGAATTTTCAGACACTATTACGCGCGCGAAAGATTACAGCGAGGCATATTGGGAAACAGAATTCCAGAAGATGATGTATTCCAGAGACTCGCAGCCTCAACTAGTACGCCTTTACATGGGTAATAGGTTTGGCTGGCGAGAACAAGATCAAAGCGTTAACGATGAGCAAGCCACGCCAACAAGTGTGCAAGTAGAGATAGTTGATGCGCGTAAAGCTGATTAATGGATATATCAGTAAACGTTCCACAAGGTAAGTTTCTAGCAATGCCTGAAAGTATTAAATATAAGGCGTTTGTCAGTGGTTTTGGTGGTGGTAAAACGTTTGTTGGCTGTATTCAACAATGCTTGGATTATTGGCGTTATCCAGGGATTAACCAACTTTATGCAGCGCCCACAATACCCCAAATCAGAGACATCTATTACCCAACAATTATGCAAGTGTCGGAGCTTATGGGGTTGCGCGTTGAAGTGCGCGAGGGAAATAAGGAAGTGCATTTTTACGAGGGCCGCAAGTATCGAGGCACAACCATTTGCCGATCAATGCAAATACCCGAATCAATCGTCGGTTTTAAGGTGGGTTCAGCCTTAGTCGATGAAATAGACATCATGGACGCAATGAAAGCGGAACGGGCTTGGAATAAGATACTAGGCCGTATGCGATACGAGAACGCAACAAACAGAGTAAGCGTAACCAGTACGCCAGAAGGCTATAAGTTTATATATAACCGCTTTGTGTTAAATGGTACAGATCGTTATGGATTGGTTCAGGCCAGCACATACGACAATGAACTTAATCTACCGCCTGACTATATTGAGTCCCTAGCTGACACATACAACCCCGAACTTAGAGCCGCATACTTAAACGGTCAATTCGTTAACCTATTCTCTGGTACGGTATACAAGTCATACGAGCGCAAGAAGTGTGCAAGCCGTGAAACGATACAACCACGCGACCGCATCGCCATTGGTGTTGATTTCAACGTAACCAATATGAGTGGTGTTTGCTATGTCGTACGGGATAACGTATGGCACGCAGTGGACGAATTAACGGGCATATATGACACGCCTGAACTAATAGCAACAATCAAACAGAAATACCCCGAACATCATATACGCGTCTATCCTGATGCGAGTGGCGCAAGCCGCAAGACAGTGGATGCCTCAGTGTCAGACATAAGCCTATTACAATCAGCAGGGCTTGCAGTATACGCCCACAAGTCAAACCCCTTAGTCAAAGATAGGGTTATAGCTGCAAACGTTGCATTTGATAAAGGGCTGGTAAAGGTTAATGAATTACTCTGCCCTGAGTTTGCCCGTT